ATCAATCACTACTTGTTGTTTCTTCCCTGAGGGGAATTTCTTTATCGCGATTATATCCACGCATCATCTCCTCGGCTTCATCTAAAGCCTCTTTTACATCAATCAACAGATCCACTGTATCGTTGATTAATTTATTACTTCGCTTCAAAGAAGGGGCATTGCGCTTTCCTTCTTTTGAATCAATTTTATTATCACGCATAAGGGCTATGACACTATGATGCACTTCTTCCAAAGCAGAGATTGCCCGATCAAAAGACGTTTCAAACGGACGCTTTTCGCCCTGGTGGTTTTCGCCCTGGTGGTTTTTCAATTCCAATGGTTTTACGTTTGTTGATAAATGTGTCGGCATGAATTTTTTCCTCCTTAATAAAACTAGCCATAACATCTCGAATAGATGTCAATAATGAATTGATTCTTTGTAGTTCTTTTCTTTGTTGTATTTTTCTCACACTGTTTGTCGGCATCCCGTCAGGAAGATTCGAGGAAACAATTTCACACGCTTCTTCCAGATACTTTAAAACTTCCTTGCTTTGCTCTTCATTAATCATTTTTTATACAACTTCCGTGAAGCAACAAAAGGAATAGCATCCAAGAACCAGTTCTGTTCCTTCTCATCAGGCTCATCATCATATATAATCCCCAGATCAATGGCCGAAGAAGAACACGATAAAACAAACGTGTTCAAACTCTCTCCAACCTTGTGCTTAAGCCTTAAGCCCGTCATTACATTTTTACTTCTCTTCAGTTCTAAATTATCATCTTCAAAACCGCGTCCCCAACTCAAAGGGTCATTTGGATTTCTCTTCTCTTCCATCTTCTTTCTCCGCACACTCAGCAGACAAGGCAACATAGCCTATCAAGTCAACGTAAGAATCCTCATATTTTTTGTTGGATAAAATTCTGGAAAGTTTCAGCCAAGCCATCATCAGGGCGACTGTCGAGGGAGGTATGTCCTTTATGCCTAAGATGGCACTCCATCCCTTCGCAATTTGCCCGTGGGCTACAAGAGGATCTCCATATGTTGTCTCTCTTTCTCCATTAATTAAGCTTTTAGCCTGATCTAAAATTCCGTTTCTGTCAAGTTTTTCACCTTTTTTCTTAATTTCTTCAATAGAAACGATATCCTGAGTGCAACCTATCAAATGACGCTGACAGGCATAAGTAAGGTTTAAAAAGTAATCCAAAGGGTCTTTTGCCGTAAAAATAAAAGATTTTTCTATCGGCCTATCTTTTTCGTCAGTAGTCTGGTAAATAACTTTATATGTATACACGTATATATCCCCTTTTATCTTGTATTTTATGTAACTATATATTATGCTATGAGACATATCAACAGTGGAGTATGGAGTGGTTAACAACAGCCTTCCGTGAGGCTTTAGTTCAAGGGATCATACTCCGCTCTCCTCGTCCCTTGGATCACGGTTTCGTACAATAGTACGTCCTTCAACTTACCCCCGATTTTTTTATTGAAAGTCGGGGGTCTTTTTTATAAGATATATCCGATATGCCAGTTAAAGCTTTACTTACTCTTGACCCAAATGACAAAGCGTACCAAAAACGTGTCAGCAAACGATTGACACGAAAAGAAGAGTTATTCGTCAAGGCTCTTGTGTCACGGGACGGAGAGATTACCAATACCGAGGCCGCGATTGAGGCAGGATACGCTAAAGGGTCAGCCCATGTTCGTGCCTCAGAACTTTTAAACCCTTACAAATGCCCTCATGTTGTTCGTGCTTTGCAGACTTATCGAACCGAACTTGATCGTAAATATGCAGTTACATATAATCGTCATATTAAAAGACTGGCTGATTTGTCTCAAAGAGCTGAAGAAAATGGAGCGTACTCGGCCTCTGTTCAGGCTGAATATCGGAGAGGGCAAGCTCAAGGGATCTATGTCGATCGAAAAGAAATTCTTCACGGGTCAATAGACCAGATGTCAAAAGATGAAGTGTTAAAAAGATTAAAGGAAATACGCAATGAAAACCCTCGAGAAAATAATGGAGAGCCACTCATCATCGAACATCAAGCCGACTCTGAAAGTGACAAACAAGAGAAAGAGATTGGAAAAGCACTTTTACCAGACAATCAGGAAGAACCTTTGGAAACTGGAAAACAATGATTGGAACGTTTTAAAAATAGATACCTACGCTACTCGTGGTATCCCCGATCTCCTTGTCCGATGCCCCGACCAACATTTTCATTTTGTAGAATTAAAAGTTACAACAACCCGTAAAGTTCGTCTTTCCCCGCATCAGGTAGCCTTCTTTGAAAAGAACAAGGAGACACGTTCATGGCTCATGGTCGAAGACAAAACACAATCTATCTACCTGTATAAAGCCTCCCAAATCCTAGACATAAAAAAAGAGGGGCTGAACATTCAGCCCCTCGGTGGGTTTTTTGAATATCCCTATATTGATTGGGAAAAGATATTCAGCTCGTTGCAGAAGTAACAGGGTCTTTTAGTTTCCAATACCCATAGACGCATCGTGTTCCTTCTCTGGAAGGATCGTGAGTATCGTTAATGACTCCATCAATAACAGAAACATAATGTCTTGACACCACACACACTAATCGGCCTTTTGGTAGCTCCTCTGATTTAAGATGAACCTTGCATCCCGAACCAATTTGCATTGTAGCCGTCCATTCAAACCCAAGCTCTTTCATGTAATCTTTAAACCATTTTCTCCAAACAGTAATTCCATTTCGAGCAGATTTAGGCCGTTTAGTTTTTTGATGTTTGCTAAGTCTTTGAGACGCATTGCCTTCAGCTAACCTATCATACACTTCCTGATAAGGTCTTCCTGACGCTATAACTATAGATCGGCAAACACAGTCTTTTGCCTCGCCTTTAAACCCTGCTTCTTTTCTTCCGCCATCGTTGTATTTATAATTTTTCATAGTCTAGTTAGTCCTTCAATTAAAATTAAAAAATTATTTTCGTTTGATTCACAATGTCAAATAGCACGGAGTACATTATAATTTCTCCGTATCTTAGTTATAACATATTATCCCATACCTTGTCAAGTCTTTTATTTTTGGCCAAAAAAACCCCGAGAGTTTTATCTCGGGGTTTTGAGTTTTTCCAATTTTTTCAAAAGCTAATTTCTTTTAAACCTCTTCCATTTTACTTAATAATTTAGATTCCTGTTTAGTTAAACATTCCTCATGAACACGCCATGCACCATCACTAAATTCTTCAAGACCGCAATCAACTGCTATTATATCTTCATCTAAAGGGATTGAAACATCACAACGGTCGCAATCTCTAGCCATGCATGGCGGACACGCATATCCGTCACGATATTCACCTTCCTTGAAAATTATATTACCTTCGGCATCTTCTGCCTGATAATCGGCATCCGCAGGAATACGATTAACGAATAATCCACTCCCAAAAGATGTATCAGATCCACAATGTACGCATCTATTTCCTATGTCAGTCATTTTTAGTCTCCTCATATTTTGCCCATTCCTTTAAAAACGCACTTGATAAATCACGTTTATCTAAACCAAATTCTTTTAACGTAAACTTTTGATCTTTTCCTTTTGTATGCACAATATAATCCATCACTCCACAACCATGAGCCTCTTCAACGCCAAATAAAAATGCGTCAAGCTCTGCCTGTGTTTTGAAACTATAAGACATTGGAACATATTCCGTAAATTCTCCCCATACAATTGAAACTGTAAATTCTTTTTTATCAGTCATTTTTAGTCTCCTCAAACACTTCAAAACGGACATTATAATAATCAGGGGGCGTTTGATTTTCGTCCCATATGTAATCCTCGCTTGTTATTTGTATCGCCTCTTCCTCGGAATGAGCCTCAATATAAAAATAATTGGTTTGGATTACTTCCACTTTAAACTGTTTCATTTGTTATTTCCTTTAGTCTCTTTAATGTCGGTAGGTATTGGCGTTCCTAATTCTAATCGTATAATCTTGCATACAGATTCAGCTTCAACATATGCATCGTGTATAAGATTATAGCCATTGTTATATTCTACTCCTTCTGCATCTTGTAAAAGGGTTATTGAGAAACTTAAACTTGCTTGATAGTCCACAACGGCAGACAATATAAGTTTTAACTGATTATTATTTAATTTCATGTCTTGTTCTCCTCCAGTTTTTTTAAAGAAATTTTGTCGGTTTCATTTTCTTTTTCTAAAAAAGCAATCGAATCATCTAGCACCTTTTCAACATCTCGCATCATGGTGTCTACGCCATAGGTCAGCCTTGGTTGAGACGCATAATACACACACTCAACAACCGTTCTCAGGGCAGGGGTTAAACCAACACCCTCCAGTTCTTTTCTCTTACGATCTGCCATACCAAGAATTTCATCCAAGGTCATCGGTCTGTCTGGCTCTGGGAATAATTCACTCATCGTTTGTCCCTCCAAATAAAATCTTTTTCTAAACTAAAAGCTAAACTCGTTATATTGTCCCAAATTTGCCTTGCATCATAACACTCAAATGGCTCGCAAACATGGTCTTCTAAAAATGTGTCTAATTTATCGTCTTCCCAATGAAATGATTCTCTAGGCAAATTTTCGGTAAGATAAAAACCACTCGCATAAACAATATAATCCCAATTTGTACTCGTACTGTTACTCAT